AATTCTACTGTAAGGTTTGTTGTTTTAATTGCAGCCATAGCATTAAATACTGGACCACGACCAAATACTTCTCCAGATGCTTTATTCCATCTAAATACTACATAAGGATTACTACCAATACCCTCTAGTTCTTGTTCAAAAATCATTTCTTTTTCATTCATACAAACAACACAATACTTAAATTTTTCTGAATTAGGCTCATCATAATCTTTAAATACAGCTTCAACTACATTTGCTTTTTCTCCTTGTTTGTTTTCTATTATTTTTAACATTTCTGGAGACATTTCTGCTTTGGGATAAGCTGTCATTAGTCTATTATAAGGAATACTTCTTTTTCTAAATACAGTATCTACTTTGTTATCTGGTCCATTGTTTAACATTACTCTTGGTAATGGAATAGCTTGGAAGTTTATTGGGTTTAAACTATCTCCTTCTTCTACTAAAAGTACACCAGTACCAATAGCACAATCCATAAATGCTTCATGTATTTCTTGGTTAAAATTAGATCCAGCAATTATCTCAAAAACATATTTTGTTATTGCATCTAGTTGTTCATTAACAGATGGTTTTGAATCATCTGGTACTTCTGATCCAGCTTCAAAGTTTGCCCATCTTCCATATGTAGGAACAAGACCAGCTTGTAATCTACTAGCAAATTCTTGTATACCTACTACAGCTGTTTCATCAAATATTTTATCTGTTCTTCTTTCTCCTACGGTTTCTTCATAAAAAGATTCTCTTTGTGGTAAAGTATATTCATATGCTTCTTCATACTTATCTTTCCAATGATCGTATATTTTTTCTGAATCTCTATACTTCTTCATAAAAGAAGCTACTCGATTATCTGTAATTCCACTATCTAGTTCTGTATCTGCTAATTCTATATATGCCATTATACCATTGATCCTGTTATTGTTCTTGTGCTAGTTGCTAGTAAAGCTCTTCTTTCTGCATCTGTTCCTCCAGCTCCAGTAAGTGCAGCAATTCTATTTTCTCTTAATTCTTTTTCTAACACAGCATCTTGATTTTGATTTGTTATTGTTGCATCATTAGTAACTCCAGATGTAGATCCACTATCTGTTGTTCTATTAGAAGATGCAGCTATAGATGTACTTGTCATATTTTTATTAAATCTATCTAAATATCCCTCATAGTCTGTTCTCATAGAATCATATAACATAGCACTTGGTATACCTGGTACACCAGCCATAGCTAATCCACCAGCTATTGCTAATTTTATATTTCTTTGTCTTTCAAACATTTTTTGAGATATTGGAATAGAAGTTAATACACCACTTCTATCTCCAGATCCCATAGCAGTTGAAGAAGCTCCATACATAAATTCTTGTGTTTTTTTATCTCCTCTTAAACTAAATGAAAGATTTGTTGCTCCTTGGTCTTTTAATTTATCGTATTGTTTTTTATCTATTCTTATAAACTCTCCACCTTGTTGAATAAAATAACTTCCAACTTTACCTACTCCTCTATCTATTGCTTCTTGTTTTGCAAATGCTGATGCTTCAGATCCATAAAAATCTTGATCTTTTCCTGTTAAATTAGTAGCTTTTCCATCTTTTAATCCTAAATTTTTTTCTACATTTTTTCTTGCTTTTTCTACATTTGAATCAAATCTACCTTGATTAGCTCCTGGATCATTACTTTGATAAGTATTACTAGAATCTCTTGATGCTTGAGAGCTTCCTTTATTACTACTCATAAGTTTTACCCTCTGGATCTGTCATGCCTTTTGTTCCTTTAGTAAATAAACTTCTTTGTCCTACCATACCTTTTTTTCTTCTAGCTTTTTGTTTTTTTTGTTCTTTTTCTAATCTTATTTTTTCTGCTTCTTCTTCTTTTCTTCTTCTTTCAATATCTTTGCGTAGCTGTTTATCAGCTTCAGATTCTTCCATTTTTGGTCTACGAAAAGCACCCATTACAGCTTTATTTCAGAAAAACCTTTTTTTTTCAACTCACAATATAACTGATATGGTGTGAATATCCAAAACTTTGACATTCCAAGTAATCTTTGAACATAACTAACGCAGCTATGTTCTTTAATCCAGGATCTCATTATTACTGGGAATCTAGGTAAATTATATTTAACTGGCACTTGTAGTATCTTTCCATTTTTTTGACTAATCATTCTAAATATTTTATCTACTTCTTCTTCATCTAGTGTTTCTACAAACAAATGACCAAAATTATATTCTACTAATAACCATATTTTTTTATGTGGATCATACGACATAACTCCACAATGTTTAAATCCTTTTTTAAAAAACTTATGAGATCTATGAAAGTCATTGTTTTCATAGAAAAATACTAACCATTCAGTTTGTTTCGCCATACTGACTTTCTTTGCCCACTAAATATATCCCAACCTCTAGTTTTTACTACAGTTGGTTTTGAAGCTCTACCAGATAATAATGTTTTACCCTCTCCAGCTCCCATTAATAGATACTGTAAAGCATCATGAACATGAGAATATCTGTTTTTCATAGGTTTTTCATCATATCTATCGCCAGAAGTTTGTAATCTTCTATAAAAATAGCCACCATTAAAACCTTTTTTTAGATTTATACACCTTTTATCTACTAAAAAGCCTGGTTTTTGATCAATTAATCTATTTAAAGCTGTTTCTACAGCTTCTATTCGTAGTGCTATATCATTTGATGGAGCTGGTTTACCCTTTATTCCATTCTGTCGTAGTATTTGAAATGGTGTTGTTTCATCTGTTTGAGCTCTAAAATCTCCAGCTGGATCTCCATATACTTCTACATCTAATCCAGAATAATTTTTTGCTATTTCAAATCTAAGTAGCTCACTAAACCTAGATACACCCATATCAAAGCAAACTAATTCTTGTAATATTAACCATCTACCATTTGGTAGTCTTTGACCAAAGACAGCAGCTGGTGTTAATCCAAAATCAATACCAATAAATATAGAAGTTGGAGCTGGCTCAATATCTTCTTTTGATAAATGTAAATCATTATTCCACATAGGATAAACAGGTTTACCCTCTTCTATGCTGCCAAGTTTATTCATTACATAAACATCTATCCAACCTTTTGTTTTTCCTTTGATAACATTGTTATAATAATCTTTTGTTAGATTCTTTTTGTTTTCACATGAAATATTTTTTTCATATCCAACAAGTGTACCATCTTTTTCTTTTTTTTCTTTCATAGCAGATGGCTGTGTAAAGAAAGACCAGTTATCTGGTTTAACTAACATAATAGCTTCATCTCTTGATATATGATCTGGTACTGGTACTTCTCCACTCATTATTGACCACCAATGATCTTCTTCTGGAGCATTTGTATCAGCAATAACTCCATACCAGGAAGCTCCACCATCTCTCATACTTGGATATCTACCTACCCTCATAGTACAAGCATCTATGATTGACTTTGGTAGTTCTCTTGCTTCATTAACCCATACACCTGTAAGCTCTAATGATAATAATTTTTTAACATCTTCTGGTCTATCTAAAGCTAAAAATATAACTTCTAGATCTAAGTTTCCTTTTTGAATATGATGAGTATAAGGTATAGACCATCTAAAAGCTCCCCATTCATTTTCTGGAAACCAATCTAGCCAAGTTTTTATTGTAGTGGTTTTAAGTTGTGGGTTAGTATTTCGTATTACTGCCCATCTTGATTTTCGTATTTTATTTTGATTTGGTTTTTGTTCTAATGCTCTTTTGAGAACTTCAATACAACAAGCTACTGACTTACCAGATCCTACTGGTCCTCTTATTCCTCGAAAGAAATCATTTTTCTTTAGAAAGTTTTTTAAGGTATTCCCATCTGGTTTGTAGCTGAGACTTCCCATTTATTTTACTTTGTCCAAATACTCTACTAACAATTTTTCTCTTACCTTTGGACCAAGACTTTCTATTAGCTTGTCGCACTCCCTGTCCGAAACTTCTTGCTCTGGTAAAAATTTTAGATGTACTTTCCTTACTATCTTTCTCAATCGTTGTCTCTCTTGCCAACTGATCTGGAATATCTGCCTGTTCTCCAGATTCGTTACGTCGTCTGTTCTGTCTTTCGTCATTTAGAAACTCCTTAAAAAAATCCCATGATAAGTATACCATAGGTTTTTGAAAATCTCTCTTTAAAATTAATAAATCTGCTGATCCTTTCCATTTATCAAGTTGTGTAAATCCCTCTCCAGACTTTCTGGCTTTTACTTCTATGGTTGTACCACCATACAAATCATTTACTTTGACATCATGTGGAAAGTCTTGAATAGCTCCAGATAAAGGTTGTCTCCTGGCATCATAACCCTCGCCTTGAAACAGTTTAACTATTTCGTTTTCGACTCTAGTTCCTTTTCGCTTTTGACTGGAAATATTCTTTCTCCTTTCTGTATAAGACTTTGTCTTAATTTACCACTTTCCATATAGGCTTTCTCTAATCTATCAAGTAAAAATTTATTTGTTTTTTGTAGTTCTTTTAATTGTTTGAGCTGAGTTTCTGTCATTATAGCTTTTTATACAAGCTATTTAAAAAATCAATTCACTTTTCTATACACTCAAGACTTAATCTATAATATTCATTATTCTCAAACTTAATCCAGTTATCTTTTCTCATTTGACAATATTCTTTTGACATTGGTATTTGATATACCATTTGATTACCAACATATTTCCATTCAGTGCCATCATATCCCCATAAACTAATTACTAGGACAAATGTTTTAATCACTTTTTTTTATGTCTATTTGCAAAGTTCCTGGCAGCTTCAACTGAGCCAAATCCCCATGCCTTAAGTGCTAGTGCCTTTCTCGTTGGTCTGCCTTTTTCATCTTTCATTGGTCCTTTCATTCCAGCAAATCTGGCAGCAAAAGAAACTCTACGACTATCAGTACCAGTTTTTTGTGGTCTTTTTAAATTACTTCCTTCTTTTCTTTTGAAGTAAGCTCTACCAGCAGCATTAAGTCCACCTTTGGGATTCTGATATTTTTTGGCTACCACTAAGTGCCAACTTTCTTTTGAGCCATTTTATGTGCAGCTGTAAACGACTTTCCAGCTCTCATTTCTTTTCGCATCATAGCCATATGCTTTGCAGTATGATGTTTACTGTGTTTTTTCAAAGTATCTTTTTGTCTTTGTGTTAGTTCTTTTTTCATGCAAATCTCCTATATTGTTTTACTTTAGCTGCTATAGCTTTTGGTTGTTTAGAAAATTGTTTACCTTTTTTCTTAGATTTTCTTTTTGCTTTCGTAGTAGCAGCGTATTCTTGTGCAGATAAGGCTTTTATTGCAGCACTAGGTAAATATCTTTCGCCTGTTTCACTAGATTTTTTACCAGACTTAGTTCTCCACTTTTGCTTTCCCCAAGCTGACAAGGAACGCTGTCTACGAGTTTTACTCACTTTTTCTTTTTCTTTTTAAGTGCACCTCTACCCATAAGAATATCGGCTCTAGTAATCTTTCCATCTTTATTAAGATCTGGAAACTTACTTTTTTTCTTTGGTTTATTTTTTTTCTTCATCATCTATATCCTCCTCCAGCTGCCTTATATCTTTTAGCTAAGAGTTGTGCTTTCCTGGCACTCCACTTACCAGCAGCTGTACCTTGTACTGCACTAGCTTTTATTTGATTAAACATTCTTTTTCTCATTGTAGGCTTCGTGTAGTTACCAGATTTATTTACTGTAGACTTCTTAGCCATTAATAAGACATCATAGACATAGCTTTTTTCTTTGGCTTTTTCTTTTTAGGCATAGCAGCTTTTTTCATCTTAGATGCTTTAGCTGGTCTACCTTTCTTAGATCCGTATGTTCCTTTACCCATTGGCATATTGTACTCCTTGTTATAGTTGTAGTGGTCGACCACCGACACTTCTACTTAACCAGTATAGTTTGTACAATATGTACCACATTAGTGTCAATCTAACCTTATCAGTTTATGATATTTTTTCTATGCACATTAACATAGAGCTTTTTTGAGCTTTATTGTTAGAGTAGGACCTATCACTATGTCAGCGTTGTACTTTTCTAACCCCCTACTCGTCAAGTTAGCTCAAGTCTATACTGACCTTTATGTCTCCTGTTACATCGTGCTTTATCTTCTCGGCTGTGCGTAATCCCACCCTATCCAGTATATCTTTACTGGCTTCTAGTTGTACATACTCTGACTTAGCTGATTCTGCTAACTTGATGAGTTTGTTACTAGCGGTTACAGCTCCTAGTCCTATCTGACTAGATACTTGACGCATCATGTATTGCTGTACCTTTGGGATTCGTAATGTACGAGATGCTATTACCCTGGCTGTATCTTTACTCTTTTTCGTTGAGTATCCAGCAATTTCTGCTGCTTCGGTTATACTACACCCTGTGGTTACGATAGTATCAACTAACTTCTTTTGTTTGTCGGTTAGTTCATCATTCTTGTTTGATAATTCGTTCATG